TCGCTAGTAATATTGTTTGGACTTTACCTAGTGCTGATGGAAGTTCTGGTCAAGTTTTACAAACTGCAGGTAATGGAACTTTAAGTTGGACAACAGTAGATCTAACTGCATTAAATGCAAGTAATCTAACATCTGGAACCATACCAGATGCTCGTTTTCCTGCGACATTACCTACTGTTAGTGGTGTAAATTTAACAGCATTAAATGCAAATAATTTAGGTTCAGGAACCATACCAGATGCCAGATTCCCAGCAACACTTCCAGCAGCAAGTGGTGCCAACTTAACAGCATTAAACGCAACTAATCTTTCTTCTGGAACAGTTGGAACAGCAAGACTTGGTTCTGGTACAGCTTCAAGTTCTACCTTCTTAAGAGGTGATGGTAGTTGGGCTGGTGCTGGAGTTACTTCTGATGCTCAATATAATACTGTTGCTGGAACTAATGCTGGAGATAGTTTTAGTGGTACGAGTGCAGAAAAGAATACCTTATTCGGATATGACGCTGGTACTGCAATAACTACTGGAGACGAAAATTCCTTTTTTGGTAATAGTGTTGGAAAAGTAACAACTGGTTCTCAAAATTGTGGTTTTGGAAATAACGCTCTTTTAGCTAATACATCGGCTAATCATAATACTGCTATTGGTAATTGGTCTTTATCATCAAATACAACTGGAGTAGATAATGTTGCAGTAGGATTTGAAGCTCTTGCTTATGGCATTACTACTGGAAATTATGTTACTTCTGTTGGAACTGAATCTGGTTGGCGTAGTACAGGTTCTAACAGTGCATTTTTTGGATATAGAGCTGGATATGGTGCATCAGGTGCAAGTGGTAATAACAATGTTGCAATAGGAAATAATACGCTTAAGCAATTTACTACAGGTAATGAAAATGTAGTTATTGGTTATCAAGCAGGTTTCTCTATTACTACGAGTTTCAAAAACGTAGCAGTTGGAAATTATGCATTAGATACAAATACTACTGGAAATTTCAGTACTGCAGTAGGACATCAATCTTGTACAGATGTAACAACAGGTATCCACAATACAGGATTTGGATATCGTTCTTTATACTCAGTAACAACAGGTCAATATAATACTGCAATAGGTGGTCTATGTGCAGATGATTTAGAAACTGGAAGTAATAATACAATAATAGGATATGGTGCTAATGCTAGTGCAGTTGATGTAAGTAATGAAGTAACAATAGGTGATACAAATATAACCAAGTTCCGTATTCCAGGTCTTAACTTCTCGATTAAAGATAGTACAGCAACAAACGACTACGTTTTAACAGTCGATGCAAATGGTGATGCAGGTTGGGAGGCAATTAGTGCAGGTCCAGGTACAGGTCAACAATACGTCACTTTAGAAACTAGTAATAGTCCTAGTAATACTGGAGTTAATACCTTTGCTGGTTATAACGCTGGAAATGCTCTTACTTCAGCAGATCACACAACACTTTTTGGTTATCAGGCTGGAGCTGCTATTACAACTATTGGTAATAACTGTTTCTTTGGAAGTGGTGCTGGTCAAGCTACAACTACAGGCGGAGATAATTGTGGTTTTGGACAAGCAACTCTTCAAACTAGTACAACTGGAGCAAATAACGTAGCCGTAGGAAGAGAGGCTTTAAAAGCTTTAACAACAGGTACGTATAATATTGCACTTGGTCATAGAACAGCAGATACTTTAACCACTGGTACAAAGAACGTATTTTTAGGTAAAGATGTAGCAGGGCTTAATGCTGTTACTGGTAGTTATAACATAGGGATTGGTAATCATGCGTGTCATTCAGTAAGTAGCGGTGAGGCAAATGTAGCTATTGGAGCTGATGCGTTATTATCCAATACGACAGGAAATTATAATACTGCGATAGGCATGGATGCCTTAAGAACAAGTACAACAGTAGCCAGCAATACCGCAATTGGAAACCAAGCTTTAAAAGCAAACACAACAGGTCTTCTTAATGTTGCTGTTGGTAAAGATTCTTTACTAGTAAATACTACAGGATGGGGACATGTCTCTGTTGGCATGAATTCTTTAAAAGCAAATACAACCGCAAATGCTAATACAGGTGTTGGTTATTACTCATTAGGAACCAATACAACTGGAACAAACAATACTGCTATTGGATACAATGCTATGGCATTGAATACAACAGGTGGTTATTGTGTTGCAATAGGTCATTCAGCTGTAAATTATAATTCAACAGCTTCCTATAATATAGGTGTTGGAGCAGAAACTCTGTTACAGAGCACAACGGGAGCGAGTAATATAGCAATTGGTTATCAATCTTTATATACAAATACTACAGGTCATAGTCACGTTGCAGTAGGTCATAAGGCATTATATAGCAATGTTGCTGCTGAAAAATGTGTTGCTATAGGATTTGAAGCTTCATATGCACAGACAGGAAATAATGTAGATGAAAACGTTGCTGTTGGTTATTACGCATTAAGAACAAATACAGGTGGTAATGTCAATACTGCAGTTGGAAGTCATGCTTTATATGGCCTAACAACAGGTGCTAGCAATACTGCCATTGGAGCTAGTGCAGCAAAAGTAAATACAACAGGACATAATAATGCTTCTTTTGGTTCTTATTCACTATATGCAAACACAACAGGTGCTTATTTAACTGCTATTGGTAGAAGTGCTTTGATGGCAAATACAACAGCAGATAGCAATACAGCAGTTGGTTATGACGCTTTATATTCAAACACTACAGGTGCTATTAATACTGCTGTTGGTAGAGACTCTTTAAGAGCAAATACTACTGGAGGAGGAAATAGTGCTTTAGGTTATTATTCATTAGCAACAAATACAACAGGTGAAAAAAATGTAGGTATTGGATATAACGCTCTTGGTCTAAACACAACAGGTGGTTATAGTGTTGCAGTTGGTCATTCAGCTTTAATGGCTCAGACTAATGGCGGTCAAAGTGTAGCTATTGGATACGAAGCAGGTAAAACAATAACTAGTGGTAGTCAAATTACAGCTATTGGTCATAACGCTTTAAAAGTTTGCACTGCAAGCCATAATACTGCTGTAGGATTTAGTGCTGGTCTTGCTGTAACTTCTGGTAGTGGAAATGTTCTGATAGGACGTAGCGCAGGTAATGATATAACAACAGGTAGTAATAATATCGTTCTTGGACTAGATAGTGATTCTAGTTCAGCAACAGTATCTAACGAAATAACTTTAGGTAACGCAAATATCACCAAGTTTAGAATCCCTGGAATTAACTTCTCAATTAAAGACAGTACGGCTACTAACGACTATGTTCTTACAGTTGATGCAAATGGTGACGCTGGATGGGAGGCCATTTCAGCAGGTCCAGGTACAGGTGAAATTTATGTAAAACTAGAAACTGCTGCTGGTGCGGCTGCTAATAATGGAAGCAATACTATTGCAGGTTATGAGTCAGGTCTTGCTATATCAGATGGATCAGATAATACTTTTTATGGTCAAAGAACTGGTAAAGCTGTAACTACTGGAGATTATAATGTTGCCGTTGGTTCGGAAGCTTTAGAAGCTTGTACAACAGGTGGCTATAACACGTCTCTTGGTGCCAAAACTTTAGAAAATCTTACAACAGGATCTGAAAATACTGCCGTTGGTTATGGAGCTCTCCAATGGGCAACCACAGGATACGGCACCGTTGCAATTGGAAAAAATGCAGGTGCTAATACAACATACACAGGAGGACAAAATGTCTTAGTTGGTGTTAATGCTGGGCTTGGTCTTACTTCTGGAGGTGAAAGTGTTTTTCTTGGCTATGGAGCTGGAAAAGCTTTTACTACAGGTAGTAGCAGTGTTTGTATCGGACGTAATGCAGGTGAAAAGATAACAACTGCTGCTGGGAATATTGTTATGGGTTGGAATGCTGCAGAAACATTAACAACTGGTGGTGGTAATGTCATTTCAGGTTATGGAGCTTTTATAGCTGCAACAACAGCAGCATATAATACCGCTATAGGTGGAAGTGTAGCAACAAGTATTACGACAGGTCAACAGAATACAATACTCGGATCTGGTACGGCTACTAATTTAACTACAGGAAGTAATAACACTATTATTGGACGTAGTGCTCAACCAAGTTCTGCAACAGTATCTAATGAAATAACTTTAGGTAATAATTCAGTTACTAAATTTAGAGTTCCAAATCTTAATTTTGTAATTAAAAGTTCTACCGCTACTGAAGACTATGTTCTAACCGTTGATGCTAACGGAGAAGCTGGTTGGGAAGCTGCTGGTGGTACGTCTACTGGTGAGACTTATGTAAACCTTAAAGATGGTTCTGGTAATGCTTCTAATAGTGGAACCAATACTTATGCAGGTTATCAGGCGGGTGCTGCTTTAGCTAGTGGTAGTAATGAAAACACTTTCTATGGTAAATCAGCAGGTAAAGCAGTTACAACAGGAGACGATAATATCGCAGTAGGATGTAGTGCTTTAGAACGTGTTACGACTGGATCAAAGCATGTTGCTATCGGAAAATTTGCTTTAGAAACTGCTACAACAGTTGATGAGCTAACTGCAGTAGGCTATGAAGCTTTAAAAGAAAATTCATCAGGTACAAATAATACTGCTGTTGGTTATACTGCTGGTAAAGAAATTACAACAGGAACGAATAATACTTTATTAGGAGATCAAGCTGGTAAACAGATTACAACAGGAGAATATAATTGCATAATAGGAAGTGAAGCTGGTGATGAAATTACAACTGCTATCAATACCGTTGCTCTTGGTCTTGCTGCATTAAGTGCTTGCACTACGGGTGGTAACAATGTTGCAATAGGTCGTAGTGCTTTACGCTTTCTTACTACGGGAGCCGATAACACTGCTGTTGGAGCTTTTGCTTTAAACGCTAATACAGCAACAGGTAATACAGCGTTTGGATCGGATGCGTTAAGAGCTAACACTAGTGGATCTGCAAATTTAGCTTGTGGTCAAAATACCTTAAAAGTTAATACAACGGGAGCTAGTCTTACGGCTGTAGGAAGTGGAGCTTTAACAGCAAATACAACTGCCGAAAAAAACACAGCATTAGGTATATCGGCTGGTGCGGCGATGACCACTGGAGGCTTTAACACAGCCATAGGTGCATGGGCCGTAGATAATTGCACAACTGGTACTTACAACAGTGGTGTTGGAATATGGGCTCTAAGGGCTGTCACAACAGGGAATTACAATACAGCACTAGGCGGTAGGGCTGGTAATACTATGACTACTGGTAATTATAATGTACTTTTAGGTTATCAAGCTGGAGACGCTATAACGACAGCTTCTGAATGTATTTTCATAGGTAGAGATTCAGGCGGTGGAGTAACGACTGGTGACTACAACATTGCTATCGGTCCAGAATCCATGATGGGTGCTGTCACTGGAACGCATAACGTAGTTGTAGGAAGAGACGGTTTACGTGCCATCACTTCAGGTAATTACAACATTGCACTTGGTAGTGACACAAATAGGGTAAATACAACTGGTAGTAATAACATATCTATTGGATATAGGGCATTATTTAGCAACACAACTAGCGATAACGTAGCGGTTGGGCATAAAGCTTTAGACGCAACTACTAGTGGAGCTAAAAATACTGCGCTTGGTAGTGAGGCTGGTAAAACACAATCAACTGGACAAGACAATACATATATTGGTTATAAAGCTGGTCATGTATCAACAGCTGATGACAATACGTTTGTTGGTAAAGAATCTGGTCTTACAAATACAACAGGTGCAAGAAATACATTTATTGGTAAAGATGCTGGCTATGCAAATACTACGGGATCCGACAATACTATTTTAGGTTTTGATGCAGGTGATGCAATAACTACAGGTGGACAAAACGTCTGTATAGGTAATAGTGCAGGTTCTACTTTTACAACAGTTAGTCACTGTGTATATATTGGAAAAGATTGTGGTCAAAATGCAACAGGTAATGGTAACACTGCAGTTGGATTAGATGCTGCAAGAGGAATAACTGGAGTAAGTAATACTTGTCTAGGCAGAGGTGCAGGTGAAGATCTTACAAGTGGAGCAAATAATACTATTATTGGAGCTTTTGCAGAAGCAAGTTCAGCAAGTGTTGATAACGAAGTAACTTTAGGTGATAGCTCAATAGCAACCTTACGTTGTCAAGTAACAAGTATTACTGCACTATCTGATAGACGAGATAAAACTGACATCAATACATTAGATTTAGGATTAAATTTTGTTGATGCTCTTAAGCCAGTTAAATTTAAGTGGAATTCTAGAGAAGGCATACTAAGAGATGGTACTTACGAAGCAGGTTTTATTGCCCAAGATTTCCAAGAAGTACAGAAAGACAATGATGCAGATTACCTTAATTTAGTTTTAGAATCGAATCCAGAGAAACTTGAGGCAGCTCCTGGAAAACTAATTCCAATCCTTGTAAAAGCAATACAGGAATTATCAGCTAAAGTAAAAGCTCTCGAATCTGCATAAAGATTATTTGTGGTTAATATAGGAAAGTATATAGGTTTTTATTATGCAGAAAATAATTAATGTACTTTCTGTTGCGTCTTTCGTTATATCTGCTTCCGTTGTTGGGAGTGCTGTATATGTATATGCGAATAAGGATGCATTAATTGATTCAGTTAAAGAAAAAATTATGGGTCAAGTTGGTGCAATTGCTGGTGATGCAATTAAAGATATGATGCCTACTACATCATTACCTAATATGACTGGTCCTGTAGCACCAAGAAGTACTAGAAGTGGATTAGGAGTACCTCAGTTCTAATGGTAGAAATACCAGAAATTGGTATTTATGATATTGGAATAAGAACAACTGAGATACCAGACTACGATTTAAATTTAAAGCAAAATATTCCTAGAACTCCTCCTGTAACTTTAAGTATTGGATCTCCAATTATCGAGTTACCTGGATGTGTTGAATATAACCCTGGCAATAAAAAATCAAATCAATTAGTTGATGATGATCCAAGAGGGAATCGAGTGCTGTGTGATGGTACTGTTCCTAGTTATAACCCAATGAATTATGAACCAGAACAATTAATACTTACTAAACCAGCTCAAGTACCAATGGTACCTTTAGACAACAACGATATAGTTGAACCTAATACAAAAGTACCCCCTACACCTCCTCCTAAAATTATTTGTCCCCCAATTGACGCTCCTATAGTCGGTTCTAAAGTTGAAGGCAATAAAAAGATAAGTGGATATGAAGTACAAGATGGTCGATGTATAACTCTCTACGAAGAAATTCCTATTGTTGAACAAGTTATAGAAGCATTACCTACAGCTGGAGCAGTTACAGCAACAGCATCTATTGCTCTTGTGGCAACGACATCGGCAGTCCTAGCAAAGCCGCTGGCTGATTTGATTTTGAAGGCGATAAAGCCTTTGATAAAAACTGCGATAAAGAAAATCCAGAAGTTGCTTGGGAAGAATCCAGAGAAGTTGAATCGTTCTCAGATTGTGGCAAATCAGTATCGTCAGAAGAAGGATTTACCTCCTTTGAAGAAGAAGAAGAAGGCGAAGAAATAGTATGTTGATGCTGCGGTATAACTCCATGGGGGTTAGTAACAACAATATCCTCGCAAATCTTGAAAGAGGAGCTGGAAGGATGGAAGGATACTCCAAGTCTTTTTTGCTCAGCACAATGTTTAAGTCTTGCAAATTCAAAGTCTAATCGTTTATTTGCTAATAGTTGTTGAGTTAATTGTGTTTGTGTAGATGCAGCTCTTAGACATCCTTCATGATGTCGTTTATCTAATGGTATTGATATGGTTGCACTAAGACCTAGTGATAGATTGTTGTTTGCTTTTTGTCCTGTTCTTGTTGGGACATAATATAAAATGTTCCCTGGATTATTTAAATTTCCATCATCATCTGTTGTCATGTCATAGACAGGTGAATCATATGAACTTTCATAAGGATCTTTCCAAGAATTACTTCCTGTTACGAAGGGAGTGATGTTCAAGGTTGGTCCTTGACATGAAACTCCATTCCCATAAGTATTAGTTATATATGGACCTTGCAAAACTTGAATAGCTTGATTCGTTACAGATCCAGACGAATTTGCAACAGGAGCAGCAGATGCACTAACACCACCAACGCTTTCTGCACGTACTGATTGAGGTAATAGTGATACTGCATTCAGTAGAACCAATAAAATATATTTTACTGACTGAATGTTGAAACCGTATCTGTCACTGAATTTATTTCTGTTTCTCTCGTTATTACGGTATGAGATTTCAGTCCTGGTTGGCTTAGTGATGAAGTGAATTGCCATGGCTGACTTGTATCTTTAATCGTAAAATTCGGCATATTGGTAGCATCTAATCCAGTCCATGTTGATACCACTCCATTCACTGTATTAGAATTTGAGACTGCTGCAGGTAATAAACTATCAGCATCTGTAGTTATATTATTCCCAGTCAAGGTCATTTGCCAACCAGATTGATATTCAATAACCGAAATTGTTTCTGATACTTTACTAGTAGTCTCAGTATGGGATGTCATCGAACCACTTTGAAAATTTGGCGTGACAGGAACAGCAGAAGTAGGGATTGGTATTAATAATAAAAGCAGTAAAAGCCGCTTCATAATTGATTAAACCAATCCTCATAAGGACCTTGGCTTCTATCCCATTTCATTGTTCCTTTATAGTTTTTCATTGAATCTTCTGCTTCATATTTACCAAAATCTATAATGTCGTATAACAAAGTCACAGTACCAGGAGTAAAATCTCCTTTTTGTAATCTGTCATAAACTTGTCTACTCGTAATCTGATTAGACATTAATTGATTTCTGATTTTGTTATAAACCTTCTCATCATTAGCAGTCGGTTGTGGTGGTAAATTAGCCATAATTATTTGACGGTTATTTCACTTACAAATTGACCCACCGCTGAAGTGTTCGCACCTCCTGCGGTTAAGGTCATAATTCCCGAACTAACAATAGTACCTGCGAGGGTACCTTTCACACCACCCGCTTGCGTAGTGGTATTACCAAAAGCTGGCATGTCTACAACTAGACCATCCGCACTAACATCTACTCCTGCACCTATCGTATTTACTGCGTCCCCTTGGGTCCAAGATTCTGAAAAACTAAATGCACTTCCTGCTGTGTTTATGTCATAAGTACCAAGGTCTTGAGCAGCAGCTGCTGTAGCTGTGGCAGCAGTCATGGTACCGAAGTGACCACTATTAGAAGTATCAACTTTAATATTTGATCCTGAAACTGCATATGTACTTCCGATTCGTTCAGAATTTGTACTTGCACCACCTACAGTCAAGGATGTACTAGTGGATAGACGGTGAATAAGATCTGCACGTACTGAAAGTGGACTAAATATTAATATTAAAAAGGAAATTAACTTCCACATTTTAATTATTTACATTACTTAATTAAAGTCTATCATCCGTAAATTAATTCTTATTTTAAAGGAGGATTGAAATCTTGAGCTTTAGCTAAACCTTTAGGATTAAAATCATAATTTATAGTTAATTCAGTTTTTGGATTTATCCTTTTATGAGCACGTAAAAAATAACCATTTTCAGAAGATAAATAATGTAAATGGCAATTTGGATCATATGAATGATTAACAAAACCCATTGGTCCTAATGATCTACCTGTTTTATCAAATTGAAATTTATTATTTTTATTATATAAATTAGCAACAGGTAAAATTTCTAATGGATTAAGTATTTTTTTAGTAAATAATCCTAATCCTTGTATATCAGAATTTGTTATATAAAAATCCATTTTATAATTTAGTCTTTCACTAAAATATAATCTATTGCATTTGGATGATCATGTAAATATGTATTACTTTCTAATATAGAATCTTTAGCTTCCCATGAATTTAGTGCATCAGCATATGTATCTTGATGTTTATGTTGACCATCAAAATAACCAATCGTATAGTGTTTAATCATTTAAACAAAGATATACCTTGTTAACAATAACAACTACATCCGTCTTATTTTTTTAATTATTGTCTTTCCACGATGTAATGCTCTACGAAGCATATTTTCTTTTTTAACAAAATCTAATGTTATATCTTTTTTAGAATGATACTGCCAATTAGGAATATAAAGTGGACTGTTCATAAGCAAACCTCCTTAGTTATTTTCCTTCTTAATTTTACATCTGGTACTTAGTTTCTTTACTAGGTGTTTCTGCCTTAATTACTAAAGGAGCTTGCTCAATTCTTATAGTTTGTACAGCAGAATTAGCAGCAGCTCTTGTTATCATTTCTTCCATATCTTTCTTACTTACTTGTCCATTTTCGCCATTCATTTTCATAGTTCCATCGCCTTTTTTACTCGCTGTCTGAATGCCAAATCCAGCCAAAACGCCCGTGAACACTGAAGCTATGAATGTTGGATCAATTTTCTGGGATGGTATTCCTGGGATAGAAACGTAATTTAATGTCAAAATTCCCCCAGACCAAATCAACACTCCAAGGCGTACAAATGTACTAATGATTGCAGCTTGTTCTTCTTGGTCTGGGAGTATTGCATCTTTTACTTTTTCAAGTACATTTTTTTTCTTATCTTCTTTCTTTTCCTCTAGGATTTCCGCATCTTTCTGTTCTTCCATTTTAATAATTAACTTCTATTGATTAGTATAAGATTATGACACTTACTCGAAACAAAGAAATAACTGTTAACGTGTGCTATGAAGTACATGGACATAGAGAATGCATCACACTAAATAAGCATGATGCATTTAATTTACGCAATTACGTTAATAAAGAAAAAGGAGCAGTTTGGTGGTTTACTGCTATTTAGCTTGCTTAGCTCCAGGAAATAAACCATTTTTAATAAACACAACTGCTTTATCATCAACAGTATTATCAGTTGAATCAGCAAGCTTAGTTAATAAATCAATAATCAATTGCTTGACTTGAGGAGTATTAACAAATTTAAAAAGCAATGGACGAATGAGAGCAATCATTTGATTGTTTAAGACTATTTATATTTTACTCAGCCCTATAAAAAAAGAAAGACTTATGCTCGTCCGATATAACCCATTCTTTATCTTCATGTTTTTGAAACCATTTTTTCCAAATACTAAATTGTTTATCTGATAAATATGATTCACAACGTAAAGTAATTGAATCTCCTTTAGGAATTTCTTTCATCCAATCTCTTACTTTTCTTATTGCTATAGCTTGTGTTCTAGGGCCAAATTTACCTGTCAAAGATATATCCATCTGGTGGGTTCTTTTGTTGTTTTTTCTCATCATCCAATCGTTGATCTGACGCATACTTTTTCCTACTGCCATACTTGCGAGCCATATCACGCCGTCTTTTGTAAACATCCATGGGATCAATCTCACTTTCAAAATATATCCCCCTGTAAGACGAGTTATTACTCTCTTCTGGTTTCTTGTTATCCTGGATGTCATTATTTGTCATTAGCAATCATATAATTTACATTGTTGTAAATAAGGAATTTTTTCACATTCCTCTTTAAATCTAGCTGTTAAATTTATATTTGGAACATCAGCATGATTTCTTTTCCATGCATAATAATGTTCGTCAAGAATTTCTGTATATAAATTTGAATCCATTTTTTTATGGCGTAGTAGTTAAACTAACAAGAATTTCTGGAAACTTCTCATAATTTTGTCGTTCTCTTACCCATGCTGATTTCCATTCAGATAATGAATGGTCATGACTGTCTGCTCCTGAATAAGTTTCAGGAGTTTCAAGTAAAATATTATCTTCAATTCCAACAGTTTCAAATAATAAACGATCAAAATTTTCTGTAACTAATACAGGTTTTAAATCAGCAACTTCAACAACTATTCCAAGTTCATAATCAAAAGGAGTATTTAATGTACTAGATACACAAATTAAATATTCTCCTATATCTAATGGATAATATCTTGAATCACCTTTATCTAAACGTTCTGAATCATATTGATTATATAGTTCAGAGTCTGTTGCCATAATGTGGCCTGTATAAGGATGATAAACTTTTCCATCATCTGTAGTTTCTAAACTATCTGCTGTAAAAATACCTCTTCCAGATATAGGATTTCTATTCATATCATATGCAGAAACAGTAAACCATTTCTCCCATCCTCCTGCTTTAACTGTAATTATCCAAGCAGAAGTATTTAATTTAATTTTAAACCAATGATTAAGAGTTCCTCCTCCATATCCTCCTATACCAGGTTCATGTTTTCCTCCTAATTTACCTTTCAAATAACGAATTGAAGTTTCATCAAATGCACCAACTAATAAAGGATCTTTTGCAGTTCTCTGACGCTGTGTAATTTGGTTGCGAGCCATTATATTGAAACATTATCTATCCTTCATCATAATCGGGCGTATCTTTAACAGATAATGGATGTTCAATGGTCTTACTATATTTCTCTTCAATAATTTCTTGTTCTCTGTTTAATATTTTTGCTTTACTTATTCGCATTAATTTATCGGCTTCAAATCTAGTACAAAACGGTTGAATTTTTTTAGGATAAAATCTTTTGTTAAATATTGAAATCATATGTAAAGGATTAAGACACCATGGATTAGAACATAATCTAGTTACAAATATATTTCCTATATCACCCCATGCACAATTGTAAATAACTTTATGTGCTGTAGTATTTTCTGATTTCTGAGAACTATATTGTGAACGGTAAGAAGGAAAACAAACTCTATGAGGAACTCGTTTCCCTGGAAGATTAGCTTCCCAACATTCATTAAAATCTTTGATATTGATATTAGCCCATAAACGTTGATATTTAGTTTTATAATCTGTATGCAAATAATTAATATCAAAACCACAAATATTAGATTCTATTTTCTTTACACAGTAATAACACCAATGATGTTTAATATCTCGAATATTATGTCCATGACAACAAGTAAAACCTTTATAGTATCCTTTTTCTTTTAGTTTTTTATCATCTAATTCATCAATATCTTTAACGTATCTAAAATCAATGGGGTCAGAATTTAACATCATTAATAACGAATAGGTTTTAATTCTAATCTGTTGTCTTTTGTTTTATTTAAATGATTATGTTTTATACAGCAATTATCAGGAGAATAAGCTGTTCTCAAATAATATACAATTCTATGAACCATATAACTTTCATTATCAATTGAAACAAAATAATATCCATTAGTTTTATTTTTGGTACCTACAGAATCACCTATTTTATATTTACCTTTGTTAATAGCCCATGCTAATCCAGTTGGATACTTATCGGATAGTTTAAATAATTCCTCTAAATGCCATAAAGGAGGCATCTTTTTGTAGTTGTGAGGCATTGAAGTGACATAAAAACATAGAATAGTATAGAAATTTCTTATGTCTAGAGATAAATTACATTTTTATTCTAAGTTTTTTAGTCTCATAAGACTCAGAATAGAAGTGTAATTTAAACTACGCATAAGAAAAAAATACCCTATTCTGTGTTTTTGCTGCAAACATACCTGAAATAAAATAAAGGAAAGTAAAAACATATAAATGTTTAATTACAGACCTCAATGGTTAGATGCTGCTAAAAGAGCACAAGCTGCTAAAACACTTGGTCATCAACCTATTAATTCAACTAAATATTTAACTACAGTAGGAAAAGGAGTTCAAGGTACTGTTTATGAAGGAACTCCAGGAAATGTTGTTAAATTTATGAAAGGTAAAGATAAAGAACAAATATTAAGAGAAGCTGATGTTCAATCTTTAGCATATGAATTAGGTATAGCACCTCCAGTTCATGCTGTTTATACCAACCCTAGTAAGAGAAAACCTAGTGTAAATATGAAAGCTGAAGGAATTAATCAGTTATACGATGGACAAATAGTTATGGAAGATTTGCGTAATAACTATATGCCTTTAACGGAACATTTAGGATCTACAAGTACTAATCTTTTTGACATGACTAATGATCCAAATTCTATAAAATATAGAGCTTATAAATTAGCAGAAGCTCAACAAATGGCTAAATTAAATCAAGCAGGTTATAAAGTAAATGATCGTCATTCAGGAAATGTTTTAATTCATAGAAAAACAAAAAAACCAATACAACTTGATTTTGGATATACTAGAAAACTAGATAGATCTGACAAGATAGATCAAATTGCAAATGAAGTTAAAGATGGAATGTATCAAGCAGGGTTAATAGATGAAGGTATTATTTTAAAAGAATCAGTTTTTGATTTAATGAGTAGAGGACAGATTGATGACGCAGAAGATGTTGCTTTACAAGGTTTAGCAATGTTAAATAAAATTGAACAACCATTAAAAGAATATGCTCCTACTTTATTAAAAGAAAGTGAAACATTAAATCCTAATTATTTTGGAACAGGAGCTAGAGGTCTTAATAAATGGATAAAAGGTTCAGGAACATTAGACCAAACAGTAGGAGCTTCTACTATAGAAAATCAGTGGAATGCTTATAATACGGTTAAAGAACATATGAATAAAAAACAAGCAGGATTATCACAAGCACCTTCTTGGTGGAATAAATTAATTGACGATAGATTTGATGAGATGGGCCTTTAAAATTTATTTATTTTAATTCAACTCTTCCATAATCATCTTCTATACGTACAATATCCTTTTCAGAAATTTTATCCCCGAATTGGACTTCTATAAGAACTAAGTCTGTTTTATCTGCTTTAATTCGGTGAGTTCCTTTAACAGGGATATGAATACATTTACCAGTTCTAGCTATTTGCCATATACCATTAGCAAAAACTTCTCCTTCTCCTGATGCAATAATCCAAGTTTCACTTCTATGGTTGTGATACTGAAGACTAAGCTGTTCTCCTTTTTTTACATTAATAATTTTAGCTAAGTAACCAGGACCTTGAAACAAAGCTTGCCACCATCCCCAAGGTCGAAAAGTAATCTTTCTAAGCATTACCTATTTTCCTTTTTTTTCTTACTATTTTCTTTTTAGCTTTAGGTTTAGATATAGGTTTTTTCTTAAGAGAATGATCAACACCTTTTAAAGTATCTTGAAATACACCAGTAAATTGAAGACCAATTCTTTCCCATTCAAATTGTTTTTCTAATGCTCGTTGATAGCATAATTCTGCAGTAGCTTCTAATTTTTCTCTATTAGTATATAAGTCATTTAAGATTTCTACTAAATGCTTGGTTGATGGACAAGGCATTTCACGTCCATAATTAGTATCAGTATCAATATGATCACATTTAATTAAACGAGCATAACCTTCAAAGATCTCTTTACAAGAAGTATGCCCTGGAACTACTTGAGCTACTTTACAAGCTGCATGTTCAAAGTTAACTAATCCCCATCCTTCACCTTTACATGTATTAAGTCCTACATCAGCAGCATTGTAAATAGTATTTAAAGTTTCAACTTCTACATTTGGTGGACCTTCGACATCAGCTGTAAGAATAATTCTATTATTAGGATCAAGTTTATTTCGTTTCATTTCTCGATCAAATAGGTTCATAATGTCCCAACCTTGATCTTTCTTACCCATATGTAAATACAATTGAGCATTAGGCTTATCAACAGCAAATTGAGCAAATGCAGCAATAGTTATATCAATACGTTTTCTAAATTGATTACGATTACCATTGAATACTATAAAAGCATTTTCATCTATACCTAATTCTTTTCTGGCTTCTTTTTTATCTATTGGATAGAATTGCCCTGGAGTAACTCCATGTGGAATAACAGCAATAGGTTTAGTAACTCCACCACTAATAAATTCTTTGGCACCGAATTGAGTATAAGAAATAATTCCATCCCAATCATTGGAAGTGTCTGATAAACATCCAGTCCATCCATAAGAATCCATAGGTGCATAACCAATGAATTTAAATTTTTTATCTTTATGAAAATCTTTTATTTGTTTATATTGTTCATTAATAATCCACATGTCATTAATACTAAAGATAAGATCAGGAGCTTCTATTCTCACTATTTCTCTTATTCTTTGTTCACCAAAAGGAGCAGTTTGAAATCTATTAGAAGAAGGATACATTGTATATTTCTTCTGTAAAGGAGTTGGATCTCCCCACCAGTTATTACCAAGGACAGAGATTTTAAAATGTTTTGCTAGAAAAGGAAGAACATTTTCAGTTACTCTAGAGAAACCTGTTTTAGCAACAATATCTCCACACCATAAAAGTTTTGGTTTTTTTGGCATTATTTTTATATTTCTTTTCTAAATATACACAATTTCTGTATAAATAGTTATAGATAGTTAATCTTCTGCTTGTTCTACTTTCATTTCTTTTTTATCAATTATGTCACCATATTCAGCTCTCCATTTTTCTTTATTTAATCCAACCTCAATGATAGAAGGATATTCAACATACTTTTGATCAGCTGCACGACATGAAATATTTTTAACTCTCATTCCTCTACGATCTTTAAATTTATAAACATTTAAACGTAATTGATGAACACAAACATCCATTAATAAAGTTTCAAATCTACTACGTCCCAGAATGTTACTGTTAGAAGCTTTTGAAAATTCACAATAACTTGCATAAAGCCATTTATCCCATGAAATATAAACATTAGTTGAACCTGGTTGAGAACTTTTAGCTAATCCAACAGAAGCAGAACTACCTGGATCAAAAATTAAACAATGATCCATCCAATCCATAATTTGATTTGATTTAAGAATTTGTTCTCGATGATGTTTAGCAAAGAAGGAAACTTTTTTATTCGTTTCCATTAAATATTCACGCATATCCAATTCATCCATATCCAACAACCAATTAACTAATCCTGGAAGCAAAGAAGCGAAATCACCAAAAGGTGTTCCGCTATCGTCCATATCAATTAAGGTGCGTTGTTCAGCTGCACTACCAGTGAAAGGTCTATCAAAAGGAATAGTAAGACGACGACGTGCAAGCCCAGATGTAGGATCTGTCGTTTGTATTGGTTCATTTGCAGTTATCATTACCAACCCATTAAATTTAAACGGCTTTAATGAACCAGCTTGAAATTTACGTTCATTTCGAATTAAATCACGACCAGTAATTGCTTTTAATACTGATACTGAACCACCGTATCTTTCAACATCATTGAATAAAAGTAATTTCTTTTTATATAAATTTGCAGTTTCAAATCTACTTTTTTCCAGATGATCTAATTGAGAAATAATGGCATTCGTATCACCAACTAATGCATGTGCAAGGTTGGAATAAGTAGACTTACCTGATTTACCTGGACCAACAATTTCAACGAACTTTTGTATATCTGAATGACTTAATAGAACAGCACGTAACCATGCTCTAAGGACTTGTACTCTTCCCCAACTATCATCTTGTACGTGTTTTAACCATTTGATAATTGGCTCACATGTAGCTTGATTATCGTATTCATAAGGAAGTTGTTGGGTCATATACATTTCTTTATCAAATGGAATTAATTCTCTACTTTCAATATCTAAAATTCCATTTGTAAAAAGTAAATGATTTTTACCTTCATACCAATCATCATGTATTAATGTAATTCTTAATTGTTCTAAAACATCATTAACTAAATTCATACTGTAACCATTAGGTAACAGTTGATCTTTTAACATTTCAAGTCTATTTTTTATTTCACCTTTAGTTTCTGTATCTGATAAAGCAGACCATAAACCTTTTGAACGATAATTATAATTAAAGAAACAACCTTGTGCTTGACTGTATTTTAAACAATCATCATAAGATTGAATTAATACATTAGTAATAATATCTGAAGAAGGATTACGAGGTTTTTGTTCTCGTCCCTTATTTATTGGTGTTGAAAGTTTTTTTTCATTACGTACAACTTTCGGCTTATTCTTTGTAGGGGTTGAATGAAAATCGTTAAACATTTGATCTAATTCTGCGAATGTTTTTTCGTCAATTTCTTTATTGATTGCTTTATGTTCTTGAGAAGGTTTCCACCCATATTCTTTTGCATGGTGAATTAAAGAGCCAAGAGTACGTGCTCCACCCTTGTCAAAAGTTTTCCAACGTTTATTACATTCACCAGCTTTATATTTAGAAGATTGCTTAGACCATTCGTCCCAATCATCAAGAAGCGAATCGTCCAACGAATGAAGCGACTGACCAATAGTAATCCAAATGTCGTAGTCAGCACACGCTTCTGCAGGCAAAGCCCACATAGCTTCAGTAGCGAGTTGAATGTCTCTTTCGAGAGAGGCTTCAGCATTTACAGCAAAGGTCGGGCCTATTATTCTAGTCGTTTCTTTTGCTGGTACCCCTTGTTTAATATTTTTATTAATAATGCAATTTAATATCCACTCAGGTAATTCAGGTAATTCAGAACACCATTCAAATCCTTCATTAACAGCTGTGTAATATCCATTGGTATCAGGGTGTAAACCCATTAAGACACCTTGGTGTTTTTGCCATAATATTTCTAATTTTTCTTTATCCGTTTCTGCATGCCAGGTATATTTGTTACGTATAAAATGTTTATGTTTTTCTCTATCTAAACGATAAAGTTTTCTTTCTCTACCATCTTTACCACTAAGAATAGTTAATGTTTTTGGTAAAGCATTTTCTATTTCAGTATCTGCTAAGTCTTGAATAAGATCATAAACACTAGGACCGTCAACATCAACCCATACCAACCCATAAGGGAGATTAAAAACTGGACCTGATAGAAGCCCGATGGCTTTGCATTGCCCTGTAAGGATTTCAGTTTCAATTTCATGAACACTACATGGTTTGTTTTGCCATCCAGAGATATAAGGATCTTTATTAGATCCTAAAGGAGTAAGAGGCCATTCTTTAGAAATAAAGTCAAGTCGGATTTCTCCAGGTTTTAAAGATTTGTAATTTGTTTTTGTCATTAGTGTTGAGTGTTCTCGATAACCACATTAAATTTTTTATGTGGGAATACTTCTTCTCTTAATAGCGTAAAGGCATGATAATGCATGTGTGTCGGCAAATGAAAACAATCCCCGTCAACCGCACTTTCCATACGAGTTTTAAGGGTATTTATCCACTCGCCAACGGAAACATTTATTTCCATTGGAAGCTATTTTTATGTGTTCTATTATCCTAGTGCGAATAATCTGAAATGAATTATTCAAAATATTAAGCTTAAATTTTTAAATTGAATCAGCATCATAAACATTACAATTGTCTATTTGTTTATAATATTCTTCTACAATTTTTAACCAATCAACATGTAATTTATCTAAAAATCTTCTAGATATTTTAAATACTTGTGTACGTAAAGGCGTTGATACTAGTATGGCAGCTTGATCAACTTTAACGTCTAAAGTTTGTTGTATAGCAAGGTCATAGGCTGCGAGTTGTTTACAGGTTTTTTTAAATTTCATATAACCACCTAAAAGATCTCTCCATTCTTGTGAACCTTTTTCATATTCTTTAGGCCATTTACGACTATAGGGTTTAACGCTTGTTTTCAAATCTGCAAGAGTTAATTTATTTTCAACGAAACCAATGATGTCAGGAGCACCAGCCCAAGCTCGTCCTTCTTCGTCAGCACCCCAAACACGAGCTACTTCATCAGCACCCATTGTAAAATTAAAAGATTCTAAGACAGGAGATTCTGCCCAAAGTACTTCTCCAAATTGATCAAGTATTTTTGGCATACCTGCCCAGAACTCAGCATAATCTTCAGATATTTCTGGATCCTTTTCACCTTTTAAATATTGTTCCATTCCATAATGTATTGCTGTACCTCGTTCAGCTGCTTTTTCTTTTACCCCTGGATTGGCTTTAGACCACATTTCTAATTTCTTTTTATTTTGCTCAGATGCAGTTTCAGAAATTATGGTTGTTACTGAAGGAGCTGGTCCAGTAAATAAAGGTGTTGTGTAATGGCGTTTACCGTTAAGCGTTATACGTGCAGCAGTTTTATTAATATCTTTCATTACATCATCATTTATGATCTCTTTCTTTTCTTTACTCTCAAGGATATTAGTGTCTTTCATTTGAAAAGTATGTATTACATTTAAGTTATCTGCTCTGTCAAGTCTAGTAGAAAAATTATATTTTATCTGACAAATTAGTTAAATAAGTTATATTCAAAGAGGTAATCAGAAAACAAAATGACTTTTTGGAATGAATATTTTAATGAGATATCTGAAAGTTTAGGAGGAAGAACTGATAGTTTTAGAAAAATTTTTGAATATTTAGATGACCTTAAAGATAAAGAAATCTTCATTGTAGAAACAGGCTGCTACAGGGAAGAGGACAATTATCGAGGTGATGGTTGCTCTACATTATTATTTGATAATTATGTAAAGCATCGAGGAGGAAATGTTATTTCAATTGATATTAGTAATGAAGCATGTAAACTTGCTAGTGAAAACACTAGTAATCGTGTTGAAGTTATCTGTGGTGATTCAGTAGAAGAACTTGGGTATTTAGAAGGGAAAGTAGATTTACTTTACTTAGATTCATTTAACATTACAGATTGGGGAAATGATTGGGAATCATCTGCACATCATTTAAAAGAATTATTTGCAGCTAAAAATATTATTAAACCAGGTACTTTAATTGTTGTTGATGATAACTTAAGAGCTGCAGATGGCAGACTACTAGGGAAAGGTCGTCTTATTGGAGAATTAATGGATGCATTAGATTTTAAACCTTATATAGATGAATATCAAATAGCATGGATATGGAAAGAATAATACTTTATAAATATTATGAGTTGGCAAACTAGTAAAAAACGAATACGTAAAAACAGACAAAAATTAATAACGCATAAAAAGACATTATGCTGTAAAGCTTGTGGCTTAGATGATTATCGTGTTTTAGAATTCCATCATCTTGGAGATAAAGAGAATAGTATTTCTCGTATGGTAGGTGTAGGTTATAGTTGGAAAAATATTGTAAAGGAAATGAGTAAATGTATTCCTTTATGTAGCAATTGTCATCGTATTGAACATTGGCAAGAAGTAGAATCAGATTGATTTATTGGATGATAAACTTCTACAGCAGCATTACAGTTTCGACAATCTAAGAAAGTAATCATGTTATAAAGTTCATGTTCTGGAATATCAATATTACTACTGATATGAAGAACAGAATTACATAGATAACAATTCATGTAGCTATAGCAGCTTGATGTGGTGAATCTGCTTGTCCTATAGACATTGTGCCATTTTTAGGTTCTTTTAATTCTTCAACACATGCATCTTCACATTCTTGATCATCAATATCACACTCAGCAGAACAGTTTAAATATTCATCTACTGGATCAGGAGCAGGTCGAGGATCAAGTTTGATTTCTCCACGTTCTACTTTTTGTATAAATTCTATACGCTCAAACCACATATCTCTTTGTGCTATACCTGCCTCATTTAAACAAAAGTCTTGCCATAATCCAGTAAAAAGACCATACATTGGATGATCAGGATTATCTCTTCCTGCACATTTATACATATGGTTTTGAAAAAAGACTCTACGATTATTTTCTTCTCTCCATTCAGGAGTTCCGAATTCATCTTTTTTGTTTTTCATTTTCATCAATAGATATAAGAGAAGTATAGGCGTTTTTAACACCAGGATTTATATCAAATAAAACTTCATACAATTCAGATTCAATATGTTTAATAAATTCTTCTTTATTTTTACCTTTAAAAGGATTGTAATCAACATCTAAATCAACTGAAAAGCTTAAAGTTAAGCGAGGAATAGGAACAGGTTCCATCTAATTTGTTAAGGATATATTTACGATAGCAGCCTTTAATGTTTATTAAGTATCAATCATTTTTTCTAAATTGTGAACTTGATTTTGTCTATAAAAAGCTAAACGTTCTTGGATTAAATTGTAATAATTTATAGCACCATCTACCATTTCTTGTGCTTCCATACTTCCTGCTAAATTTTCATTAGCAAGCATTGCAGCAGTTAAAACAGTAACACCCCATTCAATTTTGCTGCCAATTAATGCTTCTAGAGGAGTTCCTTCTTGGGTAAAGCCAGCAAGTAATGCATATAAATTAGCTGAATCTTTCTCCATGAACTCCTCTATTATTTTCTTTATTCTATATGAAATTTATTTTTGAAGCTTCTTTTTCTCTTTTACTTTCTTTTGGTTAATATCAGATTCTTTTTGCATCCAATACCAATAACAACAACGAGCATTATGATGATACCTTTTACTTTTTAAGTATCTAACTTGATTAGCACGAGTATCAGCTATTAAATCTTCTACTGGTCTATCATCAGCATCTAAGTATTCCTTTAATTCCAATTCCATAGTTTTAAGCTGAAGATCAAAATCTTGTTCATTATGCTGATGACAGCACATGTAAAGATGAGCTTCTTCTACATCAATTGGAGCTGGCAGACTCTCGAAGAAACTGTTTTGTATGTTGGGATGTCTCCACGTCCACATTGGGACAGATTGTTCTTCTAGTGATTTTATAGTTTTGGATGACTTTAATTCCGTTGGGGAGTCCATTGTTTTTGTAAGCATTGATGACTGCATCTTCATTAAGAATAAATTCTGATGTTGTTTTAGGTGTAGATGTTTTAGAAAGTATTTCACCTTCTATAGAAGTTATCACAGTTTCTTCTGTAATAGTGATTTCTTTTTTAATCCAGAATTTGACTTTATCTATAGAAGAAAATTCAGAAATATCTTTTAAAGCAACTACAGTTAATCCATAATTTTGTCCTGAAGTAATAGGAGTAATTCTAAATTGAAAATGCTTACCACTGATAACATCGTGTTCTTTCCCCTCTGGAAGCATCCTTCTAATTTCACGCAAAGAAGTTTTTAAATCTTTAACAACATTTTCAGAATGTTTTCTAGATTTAGTTAGTTCTTTTATTGTCTCTTTATAGTATTCAGTACTACGTTCCCATTCTTTTAATTCAAGAAATAATTCATCGAACTTTAAAGAACGTTGATTAGAAATAGCAACAAAATCTGCAATTACAACTTCTTTCTGTTCATTATCTAAAAGAGGAATACTTCTAGATAAGGATTCATGTTGTTTAATAATTTCCCAGAAAGCCATAGTTTCTGGTTCCTGTTTAAGGACGGAGGATTTGATTTGATTCATTGAGATTAGGTTAAATTGAAGTCAGTTTATATCGTCATAACTTAAAGGACGATGTTTTTAAATTTTAAAGTATTTATCAATCACTTCTAATTGATCTTCATAATGTGCAATCTTATCTAATTCAATTTCGATTGCTGCAATAAGATCAGAATGTTCTCCAATACCTACAGATGAATGTAAATAAATTTCAACATTTGCTTTATGCTTTTCGATATGTCCTTTAGCGTGGTTTTCTAAACCTTCAAGTAATACTTTTCTCATGGAACTTAGATTTTAATTTAGGAAATAGAGAACCTTCATAAGGAAGGAATCCATTTTCTATCATTTTATCTAAATAATCCCAAGCTTCAAATTGTGTTAATGGTTTATATTTTTTCCAGTTGTCTCCATACATACCATTTCTAGTCCACCAGATTTGAAATGTTCCTTTTCCATAATTGTAAATAGGTGGAGTATAAAACCATAAAGCTATATTCATTGGATTTTTTCCATCAAGTTCATTTCTTAAATCAGTTCTTCTTTTTTGAAAGATTTTAAATTTGTCATACCAATGTAAATGTTTACAATTGGGTTCATATTCTTCATAAAATTCTTCTTTAAACTCATTTAAATGTCTTACTTGTTTTTGAAAAGCTTGGCAAGAACAAGATTCTCCAGGAACAATCACATGTCCTAATGATTCTTTTATATCAGGAATAATATTTTCTTCTGGATCATCATCATTCATATTTTCTAAAAAACATTTTACATTTTCTAAGCTTTTTAAATTGTTTAAAGAGTCAATCCATAACCGTTGCATTTTAGATTCAGGTGCTTTATGAGAATCTTTATATGCATAATGCCAACCTTTTAATAAGGCATAAGTATTGTTTTTAAAACTTAAAGGAATGGGACCACGATAATTAGGACCAAGATAAGAGAAATAAGAAACTTCTCTACCAATAAATTTTAAATAATTAAATTTAATTTTTTCAGCTGAGTATTTTTCTTCTGATCCATCTAATCTTTTTACTACGCAATTTTCTCCAACACGATAGATATTAGAGACACTACCAAATACAAAATCAGGATAGGCTCTACCAATCATTGATTCTGTATAGATGATTTTTTGAGCTTCATTAAGCTCTGAATAGATTTCTTTTGTCATTTAATTTAAAATTGAGTTAATGTTAGGTAAGAATACAAGATTCTTGTGGCCCAAATCAAAGCACGTTGGTACTATATCTTTTGGGCAATAATGACGGCTGCTGTTGTTAGCGGTCAGTTATATGTAGGCACTAGTTATAATGCCATGTCAAAAAGCATTGAAAAATTAATTGATAGTGCGATTATTTTTAAATAAATAAATCGTATTCTTCATTTCTTTTTTGAGCTTTTTGTCTAGATTTTTTATAAAGTTTTTTACCAACTTTAAAAGTTGCAAAACTAGCTAGGGCAGCCCAGGTGATAGGATTACCAGCAGCAGTGAATACACCAGCACCCATTAAAGTTAAAGGACCGAACTTATTTAACATGATTGAATCATTGGATGCATGTAGAATAGATAAAGAAAAAGAATCAAATGGAAAAAAAATCTTCTGGAAATTTAGAATATTTAGAATATAAAATTCCATTAGAAGATCAATTTGTATTTGAAAAATTTAAAAGAAGTATTGATAACTGTGAAGATAAAGCTGCTTTAAAACAAGTAGCTACTTATCTTGCACAATTAGCAACACAACGTAATGTCATTATAAAAGGACTAATTAGCGAACTAGTTAGCCCAGATAAAATAATACTTAAATCATAAAGCTGCGTCTTCTCCAGTATCTTCTGCACCTTCTGGTAAAGCTGCTACTGTTTTAGGCATTAGAGCTGGAACTCCATCAGCAATACCATAACGACCTTCAAGTTTTTTAGCTTCACCTTGACTATGTTTGTTAATGTAATCAGCTAAGACTTCTGATTGCATTTGTTCCCAAGTATGTTCTCTATTTTCTACAGGGATTGAGAACTCAAACATAGATTCTTTAGCTTTTTCAACTGTGGAATAGTCAGGCTTTTCATAATCTTTTATCGCACAAATACTTATAGTGTTTTTACCTTTTTGAACTTTAAAGCTTGTAACTTCTAAGTTAGGTTTAAAAACAAAAGTGGATCTTGTACGATCATCGAATTTCATATTTCCTTTTAATTCCAAACCAGTGCTATAACACTTGTTCATATGTTTATAGAACTCTTTTAACATTTCACCAAGATCTTTACTAGCCATTCCTTTAATAGTTAATACTATAGGAATTTCATGAGCTGGACGATTATCTTTCGTCAAAATATTAACTAGATATTTAGTTCTAGCTGAATACTGACGTTTTGATTTTTTACCATCATCATGTTCTTGTCTATCAATTTCAAATGCTTTATTTACATTTGGCATTGAAAGATCACCAACGATAATATTCATTGGTTTACCATTTCTACCTATTATCGAATCATCAACAACTAAAATTTCAGAAGTGTGAATAATTTGAATTTTTGGTTTAGTAAAAGCATGGACATTCTCTACATTTCCTTCTGAGAAACGATGAGTAGTATTCCAAATAACTGAATCTTTTTCAAAGTCTTTTTCAGTTGCAGTCCACTTACATGTTTTCCAATACTCTTCTTTAATAGCCCAATAAGCTTGTTGAGTATTATGTAAAGGTTGAATTGTTGCAAAGT